TGTTTATGTAAAGTCATTAGAGTATAACAAACTTTTATCTCAGGACAGTAGAGGAAAAGCAGCAACTGAATACCTTATGACTTTTCCTGTTGTTGAACGTGCAGAAATTTTACGGACTTTTAACAGATTTATCCGGGAGATTTAAACAATGATTTTTGAATGTAGAAAATGTCACCAAGAGTTAGAGGACTTTTGTTTTGCTAAGGAGCACAAATCTAAAACAGGCTATTTCTCTGTGTGTAAGGGATGTCAGAAAATTTATTATGAAGGAAGAAAGGAGTATTTAAAGCAATGGAAAAAAGATCACCCTCTACAGGTTAAGTTAGCAAGTAGAAAATGGGCTAAGTCTGAAGCCGGAAAAAAAGCAGCTTGCAGAGGTACTCTTAAATGGCAAAAAAATCACAAAGAAGAGGCAAATAAAAAAAGTAAGAAATGGAACAAGTCTCATGATTATCAGCGGCTCTACTATAGAGAGCTAAAAAAAGACCCAGTAAGATATGCAAAACGTCTTGCTTATCAGCGGGAGTATCACAGAAAGAGGAAAGAAAATGAAGAAAAAACAGTATGAGGGTAAGGCTGGTGCAGCATTACAGGAAGGTTTTAAATCAGCTGAAAAGTGGATAGCTGAACGTAAGGAACGTCAGGCGAAAAAGGAAAAACAGAATGAAGAAAAAAACTAAAGTACAAGAAATTATAACAGGCATGCAGAAGCAGCATTTCTACAAGGTATATAGCATGGCTGTTGATTACGTTCATTATTTTGGTTTGAATGATAAAGGCGCAACAGCTGAAAAATATTTAGAGAGTTTAGGCCCTGACCTGTGTAGGGAAGTCTTAGACTGCTTTAGTCAGTATGTATATCCTGAGCTTTATCAAACTTCGGTGCTTTTGTCTCTTTATGCAGATTATGAACAGTCAGTAATTGCAAAACTTGGTAAAAATGCAGCTGAGGAAAAAGAATTAGTATTTGATAAATAGTATGCGCGGGTACATATTCGGTCTTTAAAAAAATTGGGTCTGGGCCTTGGTCCGGGCCCTTTTTTCTTCACATATCCCACAACAGCTGAATTTACCTTGTGTAGCAGGTTTCAATACATCTTTTTCCCAGAATGTCATGTAACATACATTATGTAACCTAAGACTTTGAGCAAAATCAATGGCTTACAATATATGTACTTTGCATCAGGCAAAATAAAGTGTCTTTTAATGGTTAAAGTGCCTTGAAATAGATTCCCCTGAGTTACTCCCCACCTTAAGGCCCAATACTCTCTTAATACATTGCTTTCTTAGTATAGCATATGCAATCGTACTATGGTGGCTATTAAAAGGAGTCTGTATAATGAAGATTGGTATAGTAGGCAGTCGGGAATTCCCACAGATTAAGTTAGTTCAATGGTTCATCGATGATCTTCCCAAAGGCGTTACAATAATCAGCGGTGGTGCTAAGGGTGTAGACGGTGCAGCTGCTGACCATGCCCGTGAAAGAGGCTTAGAAGTCATAGAATGCCTTCCAGACCTTGAAGGATGCATTGAACGATACCAGTACACAGAAAGGTACTATGCAAGGAATCAGCGTATTGTAGATGGCTGTGATATGGTTGTAGCATTCACGGAAAAGGACAATGGCGGGACATGGGACACTATCAAGCGAGCTATTAAGGCTAATAAGCCGGTTAAGATCATTCGACCCAGTGCATTCTACCCAGGGGAAGCAGAGCCAGAACCTGTAGAGGCTATAGAAGAGCCTACGGGCTCTGTAGACTGCAATGAACCTAACCGGAAGGGTAAAGGTCCATTCCAGATTAAAAGGGTTAGCCTGGGCTCCTATGCATTGAAGCTGAAGCGCTATATGCAGCCTGAAGACTGGGCCCGTGTCATTGTCGATAAAGCTGATGATCCTGAAGCCCTTGCACAACGTATGATACCTGACTTCATCCGATTCTTTGAAGCAAATAACCGCTTCGGTCGAATCCACGCTATTACAATGCCTCCACGATCATTTAGGAACATAGACAAGCCCCATGTAATGAATTATGTCTGTCAGGCAGTAGCTGACCATTTAGGCTGTGAGTATGTGCAGATGTATCAGCCTTGGGACAAGACTTCACGCGGCCGATTTGCGGAAACTCCTGATATAGAAATAGTCCCGGGACTTGAAAGATGGATTGGCAAGGTAATCTACTGCTTAGATGATGTTTCCACGTCGAACAGGACACTTCAGGCTGCTGTGAAGGCTTTAACCGCTATGGAAATGCACGCCCACGGCATATGCTGGGTCATGGCACATTAAATCTACATCCCACCTGTAATTAAGTCTTAATACAAGAATCCGTTTAAATAAAGGCTGTCGTTATGAACAGCCTTTTTAATTCACAGGAGTTATTACAATGTCAAACAAAAATAAGCCTCAAAATGCTATAAAAGGCGTTCAGGGCTTTCAGAGGATAGATAAAGCTACTGGCCTGCCTATCGAAGTAGAAAACAGAGGCTTTAAAGAGCCTAAAAAGTTTAATGCAGAGCAAGAAGAACAAATTAGGAAGTTAGCTGAACTGGGCTGCACTTACGAACAAATAGCCCTTGTAATGAAGTGCGATAAAAGCACTCTCGTAAGAGGTTATCAGGATGCTATACACCAAGGGTGGGAAGACACAAATAACAAGCTTAGAAAACGTCAGATTGATATAGCTCTTGAAGCTGACCCCAAGATTGCTTCAACAATGCTTATATGGTTGGGGAAAAACAAGCTTGGACAATCAGACCACGTTAAAGCAGAACCTATAACAGGCAAGCTTGATCTAAACGTGCAGGTGGTGGATAAAGAGACAGCAGACGCCTTAAAGACATTCCTAAAGCCCACCAAGACCGAAGATAAGCCTGAGTCTACAGAGCCCGTAGAGCGTCCCAGAGAAGTTTAATGATTACTACTACAGTCTTTAAGAAGAACGTCCTTGCATATAATGACGGTAAATCAATAATCGTGAACCAAGGTGGGGCAAGGTCCGGGAAAACATACGCCATACTGCAACTGTTGATTTTAAAAGCATGGTATGCAGAACCCGAGAAACCTTTAATTATTTCAGTGGTCAGTAAGCACCGCCCCCATTTAATAAAAGGTGCTATTAGAGATTTCAAAAAGATATTGGAAGGTCAAGGGTGGTGGAATGAAGACAGTTTCAATAAGACTCAGTTGGTTTATGAGTTCCCGAATAAAAGCATTATAGAATTCTTCGGTGCAGATGAAAGCTCGAAACAAAGAGGTCCGGGCCGTTCCTATTTATACATCAATGAATGTAATACAGTTCCTTTTGAATCTTATGAAGCATTAAACATGAGAACTGAGATATGTACCTTTCTGGATTACAACCCAGTAGCGGAGTTCTGGGCCCACAAACTTATAGGTAGACCTGAAGTAGGGTATATCCACAGTACCTTCTTGGATTCACAGCACCTGTTATCAAAAAGAATCGTTGATAATATCATAGCATTGAAGGAAACAAACCCTAATGGTTGGCGCGTATATGGTGAAGGCCTTACAGGAAAATTAGACGGTTTAATATTCCCAAATGTAACAGAAGTGGAAGCCATGCCGGGACTTGGTTCCGGGACAGGGACACAGGAAGTCTGGGGCTTGGACTTTGGCTATACTGACCCTACGGCGTTGATTCACTGCATCATTAAGGGAAAAGAAATATTCTGTGAGGAAGTTATATACGAATCAGGATTAACCAAAGAAGACATAGCATTTAAAATGGAAAATGCAGGAATGAAGAAGCATTACGATATTATCTATGCTGATGCTGCCGAGCCGGGAAGCATCGAAGAAATAAGACGGAAAGGATTTAATATCAAGCCATGTAAGAAGGGCCCGGATTCAGTTTTAAACGGTATCAGCAAACTACAGGAGTACAAGATAAATATTACAACATCAAGTGTGAATTTGCTTAAAGACTTCAGAAATTATCAGTGGGTAGAGGATTCAAACGGCAAATACACAGAAAAACCAGATCATTTCTTTTCTCATGGGCCCGATTCAGTCCGTTACGCGGTTACATCCTTGTTAGACAGACGTACACCTTTCATCTACACAAGCCGCATGGGTGACTTAGAACGCGCAAAGCGTCAGGCTGAAGAGTCTTCAAGCCTTCCTGAGTGGATAAGAGAAGCACATAAGCCTGTGCAGGTTCCTTCACCTGAGAGCCCAGGACACAGCATAGGTTCAGTTGGTTCTATAGCGAGTGTGCAGAGATGATATACACCGCCTGCACCACGGGGACCAATGCCCAACTTATAGCCAATGTTGCATGCCTCTACCTTAAAGACGGAATGGTTATAGCTGATGTTACATACGGGCGTGGCAACTTCTGGCAGAAGATAGACCTAACAAAGTATGACTTTCATGCTTCAGACCAAGCAACATGCCCCGAAGCACCCTATGACTTTCGACACCTGCCTTATGATGATAATACCTTTGATGTCCTTGTATTGGACCCGCCTTATATCTCGCATACGCACGGGAACAAGTTCATAAGCCAAGACACCTATAACAATTTCAGCACAGCTGGGATGGATCACGGGGATATTATCCAGATGTATTCAGACGGGTTAAAGGAAGCCTTTCGAGTAGTGAAGCCTAAAGGTCTTGTATGGGTTAAGTGTCAGGATGAAATGTCAGATAAGCAGCGTTGGTCACATATAGAAATTCTAAACCTTGCCGAGACCATGCGCTTCAAGGCTGAAGATTTATTCATTTACGTTCAATCAGGAAAAATGCCCATTCGTGGCAAGCAGATACACGCCCGGAAGAATCACAGCTATCTATGGGTATTTAAAAAGCTTGTAATTAAGTCTTAATATTTCTTTACCATTAACTTTAACCTAAGACCCTTCACCAGTGAGTGCAAGCGGTGCAGGGAGAAAAGATGTCAGATAAGCTAAACTTTTTTAATAAGATTTTATCAAGTTTAACACCACGCAAGACACCTTCTCAGGTAGTAACCAAGTCCACAGCCGGTGCAACCTCGCTCGGCATGTTTGACCGCGAGTTCTTTTATGGGGGCGGGAGTAGTGGTCAAAGCACATCAGCACATCAGATGCAGTCTAAGCCTTATCTTTATAGTCCTTGGATATCAGCAGCTGCCTATACATACCTCACAAACATTTCACAGTTACATTTTTACCTGTATTACAAAGATGAACCACATAAGAAGATTAATGATCATGAGGTATTAGACTTATTAAGAAAGCCAAATTTTTTACAGACACGTACAAATTTCCTACAAGACATAATATTAAACCTTTTATTGGCTATCGACTGTAAAACCGGTGGACAAGCTTTTCTGATTCCTACGGGCCGGGACTTGACCCAGCCTGTAGACCTTTCGCGCGGTGAGTTGCCTTTATTGCTTACCTGTGTGGGTGACAAGTTTGTCAGACCTGCTACTACACCTACAGGTAATGGTGAACAGATGTTTATCGGGTGGTATTACGACCGTACAGGTAGAGGAACAGGCGGAAAATTATACCTGCCTAATCAGGTTATAAGAATTTACCAGTGTAACCCACACGACATGCTAAAAGGTGTAGCCAATGAGTCTGTATGTCGTATGGCTATCCAGCAAGACCTACAATCTTCCTTATTTAATGAAGCACAGTATACAAATTCAGCAATTCCAACAGGTATTCTGACCTCAGACCAAGACCTTACCCCTGAACAGGCTAAGGAAATTGAAGACGCTTGGCACGAACAGTATGGGGGAGTGACTAACAATTTTAAGACCGCAGTTATGGGCAACGGTATTGGTTATAAATCAATTCAATTATCACATCAAGATATGCAGTTTAAAGAAGGTAAGGAATGGTACAAGGAAGAAATCTTAGCATCATTCCACGTTAATAAAATTGCAGTTGGTGATTATGAAAAGGTGAATTTTGCAACCCTTAAAGAAGCCCGTAGAATGCTTTGGCAGGATGCATACAGGCCTTTATGTGAAAGAATACTTGAAGCTATTAACTCTTCATGGGTATCGAACATCGATAAAGGCTTAAGGCTTGGTTTCGACTATAGCAAAATAGATGCTCTTAAAGATGATATCACCTTAAGCACGAAAGCTTTTGTGCAATTGGTTCAAGGCGGGTTCCCACCTGCATTAGCAGCCGCGAAGTGTGAAATTCCTTTATCAGACGAAGAATTGGCACTCTATCCACAGTTACAGGAACAGTTTTCACCTACAGCTTTAACAGGTATAACTGATGGAACAGCAGCACCCGGGCCCAGTCCCACGCCAAAGGCTATCACCCCTGCATCAGTTGTTACTAAGACTACACAGGCTTTAGACCTGTCTTTGTCGATCCCTGAGCCTGTTAAACCAGATACTAAGTCTGCATTCTGGTCTTCATATATCGAAAAGACCCATGCCCCGGGTGAAAAGACATTAAAGGTAGCTCTTATTGGCTATCTAAACGCACAGAGGAACAAGGTATTAGACCGTGTTGATTCGAAGCGTAAAACAATACCCTCACTGATAACTAAGGATGTCTCTTGGGAAATCGATGCAGAAGACTTCCTACCCGATTTAAAAGATGAAACAGCACGCCTTACAGATGCGGTCAGACCTGCCTTCAAATCCCAGCAGCATTTAGACGCGGCACAGTTAGCAGATGAAGGCCTGATAGATACTACACCTAACCCTGAAGGCCTTGAAAAGTACCTTGAAGAGCGGCAGGACTTCCTTGAAGGCATAAACAAGACAACCTATCAGCGTGTTATAGACTCCATTGAAGACACCATACAGGCAGGAAAAGAAGACGGCATAAGCCTTGTAGACCTTTATAAAAATATCAAGCAGTCTGTTACCTCCACCTATGAAGACAGAAAGAATCAGGCTATTGATATAGCCCGGAACGAGACAGGCAGCATTTCAAATGCCTACCGTGATGAAGTCTTCAAACGAAATTCCATTGAATATACAGAATGGGTTACGGCAGATGATGAAAAGGTCCGTGATTCACACGTAGCTGAAAATGGCTCTGTGGTCGCACTGGGTGACGAATTTCCTACCACTAAGTGCAAGTTTCCCCAAGACCCAGACGGCGAACCAGAAGAAGTGATAAATTGCCGCTGTGTCTGTGTGGCTGCACAAGCCCCTGAAGAAGATAGTGGAAAGGATAAAGAATAATGACTTTAACAGCAAAGAAGGTGTATTCAGAAGTTGAAAATAAAACTGATGATAAAAAAGAGATACAAAAGAACCGCATGATTAATGGCAAAGATAAACCACATAGAATAAATAACAGGATGCTTTGAACTTTCAACAAGGACTAATAGTCTATGAGGGACATTTAAAAATGGCACAAAATGAGGATTTTACAGAGGAACTAAAAGACAAAGGCGCATACTGTGAAACAGTATGTGATAACAAATATGCAAAAAGGAATACATCTACTGTTACATTTTGGGTATCTGTAGGAGCTTGGGTTTTGTTGCTTGTCTACGCTTTAGGGTGGTCTGATAACACTTCTAAGACAATAAGCTCTCAGGGTAAACAGTTAGAATTCAATACAGGCGCTATTCATGATTTAAATGATTGGCGTAATAAGCTTGAAGATAAAATTGATAAATATCATGAAGAAGAAATGCAAGCCATTAAAAGGGATAGATAAACATTTGTAATAAGGTCTTAATATTTGCAATAGGAGTAATATGGAACTGAAAATAGATATTTGGAAAGAAAAAGCATTGTGCCAGATGAAGGCAATAGCAGCACCTGCAAGGGTGGTGCAGCTATCACCTGATAAATGCAAAGCTTTATGTGATGCAGCGGGGGTAGTCTATCAGCCTGGGTATGAAAATCGCGTATTACGCAGAGTGACTACCACGGAAAATCCCGATAGAAGCGGTGATATCGTTCGCGCTGATGGAATAGATAACAGCAATTTTAGAAAAAATCCTACAGTCCTTTTTGCACACGATCACGGGAATTTTCCTGTGGGTGTTTCACTATCAGAAAAGAAGTTCTCTGATGAAACAGGCAAAGGGTGGACCTCTGATGATTTGCACCTTGATAACTCTGTAGACCCAACGGGTCGTTCGGATTTAGTGCATAGGATGTCCTTAGCAGGTGTGCTGAAAGGTGCATCAATTGGCTTTAAGCCCCTTGCTGTTAAAACGGATCACACAGATAAAGAACGTGCACAGATGGGGCTTGGTCAATGGGGTGCAGAATACTTGCAGATTGAAAAGCTTGAACACTCAGCCTGTTCGATCCCAGATAACCAAGATGCTTTAAGCCGAACGATTAAAACCTTAGACCTCAGCATTTTTTGTAAGGAAGATTTAGACATTATGGAAAAGTTTTTACAGCTTGAAGGAAATACAATCGACCTGTTTGCAGGAGCACTTGAAACCAAGAAGATTATTTCAATCCCTGCTGCCGAAAAAGGCTCTTCCTCTTCAGGAAATTGGGGCCCAGCAGATCAGAACGACGCTGCACAGGAAGTAGATAACGCTATTAAAGATGCTGATGAAGCTAAAGACGCTGACAGCCACAAGACAGCATCTGATAGCCACAGCAAGGCCCATGATGCACATAAGCGAATGGCCTCTGACCAAGACGGACTGTCTAAGATTTTACACAATGACGCAGCCGGAGCACATAAGACAGCTTCTGAACTGCACGAAAAGTGCTCGAAAGAGTACACGGATGAAAATTCGAAATGTGCTAAGTGTGCATCATTCGAAGCAAAAGGAATTAGCAAATGTGCTTTCAAAGCATCGAAAGAACCAGATGATAAATCTATTCAGCCGACCATAAACAACATAATAGACGTTGAAAAGCTTGCTACTGACTTGAAAGCCTTCCTGGCCCCCAGCGAAGCGCCGACCAAGACCAAGGGTGAAGCCTATCACGAAAAATTAGCATTACAATTTGATTTAACAAAAAAGCAAAATAAGGCAGAACCTGTTTTGCGTTTTAACATTAACTAATAAGGATTTATTACTATGAGTATCGAAGACACAAAAGTTACTATAAAAGAAGTGAATGAGACTCTTGCAAAACATGCTGGTGAAATACAGTCCATGATTAACACAAGAGCCACAAAGAGTGATGAAGATATAACAGCACTAAAAGCACAGCTTGCGGAGACCCGTAAGGCTCTTGATGATAATGCAAAACAACTTGCACAGATCGGTGTAGGAGTTCCGGGGCTAAGAGATGAACTTGCAAAAGGAAATGTTGAATTTAACATGGGTAAGGCCATTAAGGCTTTAGGCAGTGAGTATTGCAAGAGTCACGGAAGACAGGATATCTGCAACACTGGCTCAGACCCTTGGGCAGGTGCAGAAGTTGAAAAGGAAATATTGCAAGCTGCTTATAAGTACAAGGCTGCTAACAGTGCAACCGGTGGTATTGAACAAGGTGCAGCTTTAATACCCTCAGAAGTTTTAGACTTTATCGGTTTAGTTTATCCGCAAAATGCATTACTAAATAAGCTTCCTATCAGAAAGCTAACCGGTTTGGTAGGGGACATTAAAATACCGCGTGTAACCTCTGGTTATACATCCTACCAAGTGGGTGAAAACTCCACTGTTACTTCAAGTGCTGCTAAGTTCCAGCTTATCGAAATGAGACCCCGTAGAAGTGCTGCTTTGACTTTTATGTCTAAGCTTTTACTTCTTCAGTCTTCGGGTGCAATAGATAAAATCGGACGTGCAGAAATAACAAAGTCTTTGAATGCACAGATTGACCTTATGGTCACTCAGGGTAATGGCAACAGCTATCAGCCAAAAGGCCTATACAGCTGGATTGGTACAGACCCCATTAACAGCATTACTACTTCAGGTGTGGCTTGCTCCACTTCTGCAAATGTAGCTACAAATGGTGGGCGTTTCACTGTTACCGATTCGCAGATGTTGAAACAAGCAATTGCAAAAGTGAACGAAGATCAAGACGCGCCGGAAAACTATGGATTCTTAATGCATCCATCAGTAAAATACGGAATGGCAACTGAACGTGTTTCTATTATTGCCGGTAGCAAGGGTCTTCCTGTTGTTCCGACCTTCCCATACTTAAGTGATGATACTCTTAAGAATGCAGCTGGTTTGATTGCAACTACTACGCACGTTCCTAACGCTGATGTTGTTGGTACTTCCAGCACTTGCAGCAAGGTTTTCTATGGAAACTGGGATTACTTCACAGTTGGTTTCTGGGGTGATTTTGCTATCAGAATTTCCGACCTTGCTTCTGTTGGCGGTGTATCTGCTTTCGAACAAGACGGGATATTTGTAATAGCTGAACAATCCTTGGATTGCGCTGTTACACGTCCTTCTGCTTTGACCTATGCAACCGGTGCAGAAACCTTGTCCACTAACTGGGCATAATAATTATAAAAATGGGGCTGTGAAAACGGCCCTTTTAACTGAAAACAATTTTCTAAAAGGATTTTAAATATGAGTATAATGGAAAGAACTTACGAAGTAGCAAAATTCGGCATTGCTTTAAATGCCGGGACTGATGGAACAGGTACCAGTTATGGAAACATGATTGATACTCTTGGATATGACGGCTTAACAGTCGTTCTCGTTCCGGGAACTGTTCCTGCTGATTCCACAGCAGCTTTTACCCTTGTTTGTGGCTCTGACACCACAGCCGCCCATGCGGTTGCAATCACAGGCGCAACATTTTCTGCACCTGTAAGCAACACTGCACAGGTAGGATTTTATAAATGTGATGTTTCAAACAGATACGTTTGGGTGAAGTCTGTAGTGACTACAGATACTTTGCCTGCCGCGGCGATTTATGCACTTGGTCAGGGACATAATAACCCAGAACAGGTTCAGGCTGATGCAAGCTGGAATGGTCTTACAGAGACTAAGCCTGTTTTGGCTTTCTGTGCTGATGATCAAGTTTCTCTTAGCTAAACATTAAATAAATGGGTGTGGTGCCTTAAACAGCACCCACCTTTAATCTTAGGTGGATAAATGAATCTTACTTCTTTAAGAAGAGCCCGCCTTTATTGTGCAGGTGACTCAGGCGAATCACAATCAAACGAATTAAAAAATAACCGTGTCCTGTCTATGTGGCTTCCAGCTGTTTCAGCAGACATAGAGTCATATCTACGCAGAACAATTAAGCTTGATCAATATATACAGTATTTCGACGTGCAGGGTTCCAAGCCTGAATTCTTTTTGCCTGCTTTCCCTATCCTGTCTCTACAGGACTTTTATGAAGACCCTTTAGCCCAGTATATCGGCAACGAAAGACAGGTCCAGTACGTTTTTCCGGGAATGACTTTCCATTCTTTGCTATCAATGTATGTAATGAACTACCCAGGACGTAAGAATCTGAGAGCCCGTTATTATGGTGGTCTTGCACGGCATGCTGTGAACAGCCGTTATAGCCTTACTACGTGTACAGGCACGCTCACAGTTGATGATACTCTCTATGTAATTGGTCAGGATTCAGGTGCAGTTGGTTTCTGTAAAAATATAGACACTGATGCACAAGGTTCATATATCACTATTGAAGTCTATTACGGGTCGTTCCAAGCAGCTGAAATGATTATACAGAACACTGCTGAAGACGGGTCAGGGACCACTTCAGCTGACGCCATATTAAAAACTTACCCTGAATATGGGTTTTATCGAATCACAGGCAACGAAAATTATGCAGTTGGTCAGTATGTTAAAGGTCAGACCTCGGGAAATATACAGCAGATAGCAGCGGTATCAGGAACACCTATAGCCACTGTGACTTTAGATGGCAATGGAATTTTAGACAATGAAGCCGTGAACGTCTGTTCAGACCCCACCTGTACAAATACCTTGTTTCAGAATCAATTCAGAGTAATGGAAAACAGGGGTTTAATCGAAGTAGCTCCTGAAATAGTCACAGGTTGTGAAATGCAGCTGAGATATACAAGACAAAGAGGTTTGGATTTTGAAAATGCGGGAACGAATAAAGACGGCGTTACAAGACGCGATAACAATCAGAACAGGTCTTTGTTACTACCTGAAACCAAGTCCATGATTAACTGTTGGAAGACTTACGTGAATTACTAATGATTACGATAACGATTAAAAATATTGAAGGTGTATCGAATTACTTGAAAAAATCTTCAGCAGAGATTTTAGAGGCTATGAAGCAGGGTCTTGTAGATGGAATGTCCTTGTTTCAGGCTAAGTTCACGAAAGACCAATTACAAGGCCCGCCGGGCTTGAATGTTTTAACGGGTGCTTTAAGACGGTCTTTTACAGTTGATAGACTCAGAGATGATTTAGTAAGGATGTCTATTAATAGCCCGTATTTCTGGATTCATCAGATGGGCGGAGTAATCAACATGAAGGCAAAATTGTTGACTATCCCGGCTTGTGAAGATGCAATCAGGCATACTGCTTCTGACTACGATTTAGCCTTTAGCTGGCCAATTTTTAAGAGTACAGGAAAAAAGGCCTTAGTAGAAAGATCCAGCGGAAAAGTCTACTTCTGGCTTCGTGAGTCAGTAACAATACCTAAAAGTCTTTACCTTTTTGAATCTTTTGAACAGGAAGGAGAGCAAATAATCAGAGACGCAATTAAAAAGCGTCTTATGCAGCTAAGGAATTAGAATGACACGCGCAAAAGTTGAAATTGCATTTATAACAGATACAGCAGCAAATTTATCAGATGGAACTACAGGTTTAAAAAATTCTGAAGTTGGCCTTACCACTGATACTACGTCCTTACTGTTTAGAACTTGTCCTGATGGAAACGTAGAAGCACGAACAGGTGAAATAATCGATGTTAGAGAGACTTCAAGGGGTTTCCAAGGCTCTACGGGTCTTCAAGGTGTTCAGGGTCAAACAGGTATTCAGGGAAATACAGGTATTCAAGGAAGCAGAGGCGCGCAGGGTGCAACAGGTGTTCACGGTAATACAGGTGTTCAGGGTTTAACGGGTGTTAAAGGTAGTACAGGTATTCAGGGCTTTCAAGGCATTACCGGGCTTCGGGGAAATACAGGCCTTCAAGGCATTACCGGTTTGAAAGGATCAACGGGCACACAAGGCATACAAGGCACTACCGGTGTAGGCATTCAAGGTATTCAAGGTTTATCAGGCTTAAGAGGCGCAACCGGAACCCAAGGGAATACGGGTGTAGGTGTTCAAGGTGTGCAGGGTTCCACAGGCATACAAGGTACAACAGGTGTTCAGGGCCATACAGGTATTCAAGGCAATACAGGTATTCAGGGCCCAATCGGCAACATTGGAAGTTCAGGCATACAAGGCGCAACAGGATTAAAAGGTTTTACCGGCGTTCAGGGTATTCAGGGAACGCAGGGTCATATTGGAAATACAGGTATTCAAGGTACAACCGGTTTTAGGGGATTAACCGGCGTTCAAGGTATTAAAGGTGTTCAAGGCACAATAGGTGCAACAGGCATTCAAGGTGCAACAGGCATTAGAGGTTTTACCGGCATTCAGGGAATAAAAGGAACTACCGGTATTCAAGGACCAACAGGACTTATAGGACATACGGGAATTCAAGGGCTAACTGGCCCACAGGGAACAACTGATGGTGTTTTGCTTTTAGATCAAACTAACCCTCAAACTGTAACCGGAGGAGCCCCTAATTTTTACGATGGTATTACCATATCCGGTGGTTCTCTTGATATGGGGAGTAATGATTTTATAGATGGTAAGCCCCCGGCCAACGGTGTCTTTCGCAGCTTCTTCGCGTGAACGATATTACATATCGTAGAACACGGGAGGCATAAGATGGAAGGACGCCGG